TAGACACTCCATTTGACTGCATCAAGACCTATGATGCAAAAGGTTGGGAGTACATGAAGAAGTACGGCAAGGAAGGCGACTGGTTCTGGAATGTGGCCAGGAATATGCCTAAGCCTACTATAAAACCAAGTGATGTGAATTCAGACAGGCAGTGGGGAGACAAGTCTGATATGCAGAAGTACTTATAAGATAGATTTCTATTTCATCCTAAATTTTGTTATATTTGTTCTATGAATATTCTAGAAGAAGCAAACGAAATCGTAAACAAGCGTAGCCAAGAGAAAGAGCGCGCATACGGACCTTTCTCAGAAGGCATGCAGAGAGCAGCACAAATTATGTCAGGCATGACAGGCAAGCACATCACTGCACCTGACATGTACGCAGCACTAGTAGCACTTAAGCTATCTAGACACTCCTACTCCTATAAGCGAGACAATCTGTTAGACTCAGTCGCTTACATTGCCGCACTAGATAACTACATTCTAGAATATGGCTATCAACCAGGAGCAGATCCTTACGATCCACTTAAACCAGAAACTAAACATGCTAATAAGAAACACAATGGTACTAACAAATGAGTTCGAGCCCATTCGTCAATGGGCAGAAGAGAGAGGTTTGTACGCCAAGGGCGATGCAAAGACTCAATACATCAAACTGCAAGAAGAAGCCGGTGAATTGGCTAAAGCCATTCTCAAGGCAGACGAGAAGGAGTTTATTGATGCTATCGGTGATTGCGTTGTGGTGCTGACTAATCTAGCTGCACTTAAGGGTGTGACTATTGAGCACTGTATCAACTCAGCGTATCAAGAGATTGCTAATCGCAAAGGCAAAATGGTTGGTGGTACATTTGTAAAAGAGAGTGGAGAAACAAAAGAAGCTTGATCAAGTTTTCATGAACATCGCAAAGGAGATAGCCACACTATCTCACTGCGTTAGGTTCAAAGTAGGTTCTGTCATAGTTAAAGACGGCAACATCATTTCGATGGGGTACAACGGCACACCATCTGGAATGGAGAACACTTGTGAAGAGAACAACGTGACTTTTCCACATGTCATTCACGGAGAGATAAACGCCATAGTGAAAGCTGCAAAGAATGGTAATGCTGTAGATGGTGCCACTCTATACCAAACTCTTTCACCCTGCATCGATTGCTCTAAAGTTATTTTGCAATCAGGAATAAAACGTGTTGTATATTTGGAATTGTATAGGAATCCACAAGGTGTGGATTTCCTTTCTCAATTTATACCAGTAGAGAAATATGAGATTTAAGACACCAACAGACGCTTTTGAATTACTTTTCAAAGACATCAAAGCATTAGGTGAAGACTTTGCAGGCACTAAAGCACTGTTCAATCAGTCATTTACTATTGAGTTACCAGAAGAGAAAGTCATTACCACACCTCAACGCAAGTTCAATAAGGACTACGCTGACTACGAATGGGAGTGGTATCTCAAAGGTGATCGCGATGCTAACGAGATCGCTGAGCGTGCCAAGATGTGGAAGCTAATGATGGTGCCTGATACCAGAGGCGAAGTTAATTCTAACTATGGATACTTCTGGAACTACAACGACCAGTTAGATCGTGTGATCAAAGATCTCAAGCGCAACAAAGAAACACGTAGAGCTATCATCGTGCATTACGATCTTAACGAATTAGATCGGTATCAGTTTGATACACCTTGCAATGATGTGCTCAATTTCTATGTGAAAGACGGGTATCTCGATCTCACTGTCTTTGCTAGATCTATTGATCTTGTTTACGGCTTCTGTAACGATCAGTACACTTTTGCTAAGCTCATGGAGCTTGTTTCAAAAGAGACAGGTTATCCTGTAGGTGAGATGCATTGGATGATCACCAACTTACACATCTATCCTAGACACTACGACATGTTTAAAGATGAAACTGACAAAGATTAAAATAGGTGACGACGACCACCAGTACGCAAGCCTGTTTCACAAGCGTGGTATAAACAACCCTATGGGTGTAGTGGGGCTAAACCCATCTCTTTTCAAAAAAGGCAAGAATCCGACAGTGACTATTCTCATGCAGATCGCTGAGCGAGAGGGTTTTGACTCACTATTCATAACTAATCTCTACAGCTACATATCACCAGATCCTAAGCGGTTAAAGAAGGTGAATAACCCAGTCAGTATTTACAATGACGTCTGGATAAAAATCATGAGCCAGAAATGTGAGAAGATCCTCTGCATCTGGGGAAATGCTGGTGAGAAGGAGAGAGTAGAAGCTGTGATGCCAAAGATCAAGGCTAAAGCCTATGCAATAGGCATAACTAAATCTGGTCAGCCCAGACATGTGCTTCATACCAGAAAAGATGCTAAACTAATTAAGCTCTAATATTTATAAATAAAAAGATATGCAAGTTTTATACTTCTCAGCCGACTGGTGCGGACCCTGTAAGATGTTCAAACCTATTCTGCAACAGGTGTCTCAAGAAATGGGCGTCAATGTAAACTACATAAACGTGGATTATGACGCATCCCTAAGTCAGAAATATGATATCAAATCCATACCCACGCTGATCATTCTGGATGCGGCTGGTAACGTCCAGTGGCGACATACTGGTATAGCACAAAGAGAGCAATTAATTGGTGCATTCAACACCTTTAAATAATCTTACTAGATATTTATTCTTGGTTATAGAAGGGTTTTGTGAAAACATAACCCTTTTAAACCATGAAGCAATTCTTTAAAAATCTTTTTAGTGACGATAATCAAATCAACGAGAAGTCTTTCGTTGGTTTTATCGCATTTTGTTGTATGGTAGTAGCTCTGCTTGTTGACCTGATCACAGGTTGGATGGGACAGGAGTTGCTGATTAACGAATTCATATTCGATGGATTCATGGTTATAACCCTTGGCGCCTTTGGTATTGGCTCAGTTGATAAGTTTATTAACGCTAGAAAAGGTAAGCAGGAGGCTGGTGAATAATGAAAGAGTTCTTAGAGGGGTTGGGTATTCACATAGGTCTATCAGTAGCTGGGTTTTTTGGTAGTCTATTAATGATCGGTAAGGCTTCTGCCTTCGATCTTAGAACAACGTTTACTTCTATAATTGCTGGTGTGGCTTCTGCCAACTATTTAACTCCTGCAGTAGTAGACATGCTCAGATTAGGCGATTCTGAGTACATTTTATCTATAGCGTTTTTGATAGGTTTTTTAGGCCTTAAAGGAGTTGAGGTTGCTAGTAATAAACTATTTAAAAGCGTAAAGTGATGATAGCGATTAATTTTATAGCTAACTTGACTGTGGCAATATCTGTCACATTTTTCATTATCGGAGTTTTCGGTAGAAGAAGTCAAACTATAGAGAAAATGCCAACGTGGGAGCAATACTTTTTAAGAGTCGCTCTTGCTATGTTAGCCTCAGGATCGCTATTAAATGTTTTGACAGTTTATACTCCTCACGTAACCGAGGTTATATTGAATGTTGGACTGGGCTTGTTATTTGCTTGGGCCGCATGGTTTCACTGGAAGTACTTCGTAAAGAAGTAAGGTTGTTAAATCGTTAACAATTAAAACCTAAAATCATGTCACAAACATTTAAATACTCAAAAGACAAAATAGAAAAAGCTGTAAAAGCAAAAGGTTACAAGTGGTTTGAGAATCAGTTGAACATCGTAGGTGTTCGTAATTCTGCAACAGGAGACAAAGTGACCAATGCATTCGACGATCACATCACTGTTTCTAAACTGGAAAACGGAGTGTGGAAGTTCTACGAATGGATGGCCACCACAGATCCAGGCCGTAAAGGAGTTCTAGAGTACCACAACGTAAACGGAGTGGCAAGAATGGTGCCAGGCCAATATATTGATTCTCACGGATTGGGTTTGCATCAAGGCAAGTATGAAGCACTGAAGCAGTTCAAGCCAGTAAAAGTATTTAGGGATGCAAATAAAGATTTAGTCTATGACGAAACGAAAATTCAAGAGGGAGTATTTGGAATCAATATTCACAAAGCTGGTGTGGATTCTGTACTTGTGGAAAACTGGTCCGAGGGTTGTCAAGTATTTAAAAGAGCACAAGACTTTGAAGCCTTCATGACCTTGGCAAGAGCTTCTGCTCAGAAAGCATTCACTTACACACTAATCGAAAGCAAAGACATAGTATGAGCAGTTCAAGAAACGTAACAAGCTTTCTAGGATCGCTTCTAGTTATGGCTATAGCCATTAGCATATTCTTTATGTTGATGACGACAGAGATGCCAGCTAGTAACAGGGAACTCTTGATCGCATTCGTGTCTGTGCTTTTCGGAGCCATGGCAGGATCCATCAAGAAGATCACAGGTGACGATGAGGCTGGAGCAATTGTAAAAGATTTAGAAGCTAAAAATGAAGCTTTGCAACAACGCATAAAAGAATTAACCGAAAAGAAATGAAAATAAGAGAGATAGTATTGGTTGTAGTAGGAACCCTTGCTGTCCTGATATTTACTGGATTTATGTTCGATTATTACCTCAGGACTGAAGAGGTTCAGGTGATTAAGAAGGACATGTACTTTGATTCACTTATCTTAGAAGAGCAGAGATATTTAAGAAAGAAAGATAGCCTGCTTGAGATCCACATGAAAACACAGGATGAGCAAATCAAGAGAATTCTACATTACCACGATGCACAGATCAAAAAGATCCGTGAAGAGCTACTTAAAATAAAATAAAAAGTGGAACAGGTTGCGCTTACTTTAATCATTATCATACCTTTTATAGGTTGGATTTTATTCTTTAAAGACGTAAGAAAACGTAGATATTTATAAAGGTATGAGCTATATTAAGGATTTAAGAACACTTTTAATTATAGTATTAGTTGGTATCATAGTAGCATACCAGATAAAAGGCTGCGATCCTGATTCTGGTGGCGGTACTACAATTGACATAGATACTGTCTACAAAGAGGTTAAAGTAGAAGTGCCTAAATATGTGCCAAAGTGGAGAACCAAGATCGAAGAAGTTGAAGTGCAAGTCGAAGTAGAAAAGCAACTGCCAGTTGATACCACAGAGATACTCAAGGATCACTTTGCAAAATACAAGACCATAGACACACTGAGATTGAACTATCCAGATTCTAATGCTACATTCGGCTACGGTGTAGTAACCGATGTCATAACTAGAAACCAAATCATCGAGAGAAGCATTAGCTGGGATTACAGGATACCAGTAATAACAAAGACCATAACTATACACCCAAAACCCATTAACCAGGTTTACATTGGTATATCATCAGGTTTAAACAAACAGAACTTCATAGATAATGTGGCAGGTGGTCTTATATGGAAGACTAAAAAGGATATGATATACCAAGCTAGCCTAGGACTTGCCAATCACGGAGGAGCTGTTGCACCTTTTGTAGGAGGAGGCATATACTGGAAGATCAGATTGAAGAAACCAAAAGTTACAGATCTAATAAAATGAAACTAATAGACCTATTAAGAGAAGCAAAAGAGGACTCACCTGAGTTTGAAGACTTCTCAACTAAGCGTAGAGCCGGAGCAGAGAAGATTGCCAAAAATGCTAAAGAAAAAGGCGGAGTGGCAACACTGACCTACGATCACTTCATTGTCAAGCTTCCTTACTACGACAAAGCAAAGCAGGGCAAGTTCGATCCAGAACAGGGCAAGAGAGAATACAAGAGATTGTTAGATAGGCTTGTAAAAGCCACAGAAGACGTCAATATATCTCAAAGTAATTTCCAAAAGTTAGTAGGCAAAATTGAAGTAATAGGTGAGCTCATCATAAAAAGCAAAGAATCTAAGTAAAAAAATAGCTTACTAATAAGATCTATTTTTATTTCGTTATAGATCAGCTTATATTTAATATTATAAACAAAACCAAAAAAACATGGAAGACGGATTGATATTTGGATTAGTGCTAGGTATTGCATTAAGCTTTATGTTTTACAAATGGAAAACTAGACCTAAAACAACAACTACTAATGAAGACCAAAAAGTTAGTGGTGGTAGTGGTCAACAGCAGACATTCAATAAAAACGTAAAATAAATTTAAAACAAACAATTAATATGAAAAAAGTGATTATGACAATCGCAATTGCCTTCACAGTGTTGGCATGCGGAACAAAGGCTACTAACGATAAAGCTGTAGATTCAGCTGCAGTTGCGCTTGATACTTTGGTTGTTTCTGAGGTTCCAGCAGACACCTTAAAGTAATCTGCCCATGCGCGTAATGTGCATAAAGGGACACCAAGGAATACTAGAAGAGGGGGAAGTCTATCACGTGGCTGATGTCACAGAAAAAGGACACTACCTCCTCTTCGAAGTAGACCCTCCGAATCCCTACAAATGTTTTAACAAATTTAGGTTTGTGCCTCTCACTGATCCAACCGAAGAAGAACTGGTGGACATGATTGAGGAGTCAAAATATGGGGGTGACTAGAATTGATGGGTAGCGTAAGGCGTATCATGCAAGCCGAGTAAGATGGAAACTCGTAAATCCTCTATCGAACAAACAAACGGAGAGCAAATCTCTACCTTCACCTTCGACGATGCTATGGCATTCGTAGGTGA